AGCGGCAACGATAACGAGTAAAGCGAGGACGAACAATGCCGGACGACGCCGAAAAATCAAAATACATCCCGATGTTTTATTCGTATATTGAACAGCTTGGGCTGTTGTCTCTGGAACAGGTCGGCGCTCTGGTTATGGCGCTGTTGGTGTATGGCCGCGATGGTACTCAGCCCGATTTCCCAAAGGATGGGAACGTATATATGGCATTCTCTTTTATCGCAGACAATTCGATGCGCGCTGAAATCCGCCGACAGGAAATTGTTGAAAAGCGCCGGGAGGCCGGACGCATCAGGGCTGCATCCGCAGAAAAAGACGAAAACGGACGCTTTGTCCAGCAAAAAGCCAGCAAAAAACCAGCACTTTCCAGCAAATCCAGCACCGACCAGCAAGTCCAGCTATACAAATACAAATACAATAACAATAACAAAGACAATAACAATAACAATCGTCGTATACACGCGCACGCATACGCGAACGACGACGGGTTCGACGATGGTTGGTCAGAGAGAGAACGGGAGATCGTCGCCTTTTGCCGTGAGGTGGTGAAGGACATAAAGCCCGAGCAGGAACGAAAGGTCCTTGCTGCCGCCGATGGTATGGAGTTGGGAATGGTCCTGGACGCTATATCCATCGCCTACGAAAAAGGATGCAGTTCTCCCGATTACATCGTGAGCAGCATTGAGTCGCAGCGTCACCAGCCTGATCGCCGCCCCGGAAAGATATAATACAGCGCCCGCCCGGCCAACCACCGGGCGGGCATCGTCAAGGAGGACAGTATGGAAAGAGTGATTTTTGAGGTCCCGGGAAAACCGCAAGGTAAGGGACGCCCCCGGGCCAGTGTT